ATACGCAAGAAACAAAGAGCGTGGTGTAGTTGTTATGACAGAATCTGCTTCAATGTCAGCGGATGAAAAAAAGACTAAATTAGATGTATACTCATCTAGAAAATATAGAGATGTAATTCATAAAATTCGGGAGGATTGATATGATTTGCAAAAGTATAGATGGATACATGGAAAAATTATGCTATCATGATCTTATGATCAGTTGGCAAATTACTCTTAATGATGGCACAAAAGCTTATGGAGATTATGACAGAGAAGGATTTGATAATCCTTGGATTAGACTTAAAAGATATTGTGCAGAGAATGATGTATATCCAGTAAAGGTGGAATTACATATGTTTGGTGCGCCTCATGAGATTTTCTTTGAAGATGAAGAAGGTCTAGATGGCGTGTTTGTTATGCGTGGCATGGCTAAAGATCAAGCAATGGATGGAAGTCATTCACAGTCTTTTCAAACAATAACAGTTGGACTTTTAAGAGATGACTGTTCTTGTATAGATGTTGCAAAATATACTTGGCCTATTAGTCAGTTTGAAAAAAGACATAGTACTAGAGTATTGACAGAAGAAAATGTTGCAAGCATGTTATTTAAAAATGGATCAAAAAAACGAGAACATCCAGAAATACAAAAGTTGCTCAACGGGTGAACCCTGTACCGCAGCACAATATATAGCTGAATTGGTGTGTATTAGGAAAAGAGAAAAAGATAATACTGGTAATCTAGAATATAAATTTTGGAATAAATCGCAAAAGGACGAGTATCAGATACAAATCCGAGTTGCCAATAAATTAATAAATAAATATTCAATAGAAGCAGTATTACATTATTTAAATACGGCACACGGTAAAAAAACATACTCGTTAGGTTTTTTACATTCATCTAAAAAATTTGTATTGATTTCTAAATATGTTGAAGATTATATTAAAATCAGTTTTGAAATAACAGAAGCTGAAAAACAAAAACCAAAAAAGACTCTTGACACAGCAAACATTGACAAATTAGAATATACAACCAGACCAAAAAATTTAAAAACTACACTCTTGAATAAGATTAGGAAAGCACAAAATGGCTAAAGAAAAAGATCCAGAATATCTTACAAAGATTCTAAAACAGTATGGTAATATTATATCTAATGGTCAGCAGATCCTAGAGGAAAAACGTAACTACAAAGTTATATCTGTGAGTCCAGCCATAGATATTGCTTTAGGTGGAGGTATTCGTGAAGGAACTTGGCTCACACTTACTGGAGATCCAAAAAGCGGTAAGACAACAACTGCAATGCAAATAGCATCTAATTGCCAAAAGGAGGGAAGACCGGTTATATATTTAGATGTTGAGGGCAGATTGAAAGATATGAACTTTGAAGTAAGAGATTTAGATGCCTCAAAAATGAAAATTATACATCCAGAAGATAAACCACTACCAGCAGAGGATTTTTTAGATGTGGCACATAAGTTAATGAGTCATCCAGATTATCATGGTGCGGTACTTATTATAGATTCTATATCCTCATTAATGCCAGCAAAAGAATTAGATGGAGATATGACCCCCGGTAGGGCTGGATTACCAAAGATTCTATCTATCTTTACTAAAAAGATGGGTCAGCTCTTACCAAGACAACGTGGCTTAATAATAGCAATTACACACTTCATAGCAAACACAGCTGGATTTGGTGCCACTAAAATGGCTGATGGTGGTACAAAAATTCAATATCAAGCAGATACAAGAATGGAAATCAAGAGTGGTGGAGAAAAGCTATCCGCTGTAACTCCTTGGACTAATAATAATCAAGAAAGAATTGGTCAGGTTGTGAACTGGAAAATTTTATGTTCATCGATGGGGCCACCCGGTGGACAAGTACAAAGTTGGATTAGATATGGTCATGGAATTGATAAAGTGCAAGAGGTATTGATTCTTGCTCTGGATCTTGGTATGATAGATAAGGCCGGTGCATGGATGACATGTTCCTTTATGGGGCAGCATAAAGACTTAATTAAGAAGATAAAACCAGATTTGGATATCGAAGATAGCGAAGCGATAGAAAAGGCTTTTAAGTTTCAAGGACAAGATAACCTATATCAATTTTTAGTATCTAATCCAGAAGTAGTGTCAATATTGGAAAATAATATTAAGTGTGTGATATGAACATATTAGGACTAGATGGTAAAAACTATAGTTGGAACCCGTCTGCAAATCAAGCAGACACAGAAAATAGATCATCATTACATATGATGGCAAAAGACTTATTGAATGAACTATTTCCACATGATAGAGTTTTAGAAGAGGTATCTTTACCCGGAAGTAAGACAAAGTACAGAAACACTGTATTGAGAGCCGATTTTTTCATACCAAATAGAAATTTGATCATAGAAGTTCATGGAGAGCAGCATTACAAATTCAATAAATTCTTCTTCAAAAACAAGTTACATTTTTATCGTGCAAAAGCCAGAGATAATGATAAAAGAGAGTGGTGTGATATTAATTCCATCAAGTTAGTTGAACTAAATTATAATGAGGATATAAATGAATGGAGAAGAAAGATTTGAAGTATTCAAATCTTCTATTGAAGATTGGATTAATTTGCATGGCATTCAAGCTGTCAAACCTAATCCCGCGATAGATGAAATATTGAATATTGGTAGGGATCAACTCAGAAAATTAACTCATAATCAATGCCTAGAGTATGCATATGAATTATATGCATATAGTGAATATTTAGATAGTTTATTGTGCAAAGAGCAAATTGCCTTCGATTGGGCTGATGATAGCATATGGTATGTGATTGCAGACAAGATAGATCAGTACGGAGATAAATATACAAAATGGCAAGAGAAGTACTTTAAAGCAGTTAAGGAAAATCCATTAGCAACACAAATTGTTAAAGTAAAAACTTATTCTAGTGCTAGAATCAAGGTATTACAAAATAAAATCAGCACTATCAAAAAGATGTCAGAAATATTATCTAGTTTAGCTAAGAGGAAATATAATGAATAAAACAGAACACATAAAGAACCTATTAAAAAAAGCAATAGAAACAAATGACGAAGAACTAATTGCACTAGCAAGTTCTTTAATGTCTGAACAAGACATAGCAGCACCAATAGAGAAAAAAGACGACAATAATGAATTCATCTTCACTATGCCAAAATCACAGAATGACAACAAAAGAGGGGTGCCTGTAAATGCCATCAAGAAACGTGTAAATACGTTTCAAGATGATGGAATAGAAGCCAAAGATATTACTACACCAGATATAAAGCCAACAGAAAGAAAGCGACCAAGGTTTCAACCAATATATCAAACTTGTCAAAAGTGCAATAAATCAATTCAGACTCATCCAACACATAAAAGAGATTTCTTTATCTGCGATAGATGTATAGGTAAATAATGCAAAAGAAAAGCTTGCTAGAAAATGCTGCATCTGAAAGAGCCGTATTGGCTGGATTATGCCAATATGGCTTAGATGTGTATCTCAATATAGACTTTGTTGATACCGACCATTTTCATAATAGCACCAATCAACTTATATTCAGTTGCTTAAAGGCCATAATAAACAATAATATCAAAGTTGATTTAACATCAATTCTATCTGCCGCTAGTGATCTAGGTATTTCTGAAAAGATTAATACTAAAGATGAAATAGGTTTCATTAGATCATTATTTAATTTCCCTATTCATAAAGAAAATGTTTCCATACATGCAGCTAAAATCGCTAAATTAAAATTAGCTAGAGATCTAAAGCAAACTCTTAAAGTTTGCTCTGAGAGACTAGAGACTATAAACGGTGAAGAAGATATCATGGATATGATATCTAGTATAGAAGAGCCAATATTAGATGCAACGTCTAGTATTTATCAATCATCTAATAAGTCTACTGAAATCATAGGATCAAATATAGAAGAGTATATTACATACCTATGCGACAATCCATCAGATTTTGCAGGTATTCCAACAGGCTTTAGTAGATATGATTTAGCCATAGGTGGTGGCTTGCGTAGAAAATGCGTAGATTTAATTGCCGCCAGACCAAAAATTGGTAAATCAATGTTTGGTGATGCTGTAGCTTTAAATGTATCCAAAGGACTTAAAATACCAGTTCTTATGCTCGATACTGAAATGTCAAAGGAAGATCATCTCAATCGCATGATAGCAAATTTGAGCGGTGTAGAAATTAATAAGATATCTACTGGAAAATTTGGACAATGTGAATTAGATAAAGAGAAGGTATATAAGGCAGCAGAAGAACTTAAAAGTATTCCATATCACTACATCAGTATTGCTGGTCAGCCATTTGAAAATATAATATCAATCATGAGAAAATGGATATATCAATATGTAGGATTTAATGAGGATGGCTCTACTAAAGACTGTTTAATAATATATGACTATCTAAAATTAATGGGATCAGAAACAATAAACAATTCTATGCAAGAATATCAAGTTCTTGGTTTTCAAATTACTAAACTACATAATTTTTGCGTAAAGTATGATGTACCATGCCTTAGTTTTGTACAATTAAATAGAGATGGTATTACTAAGGAATCTACAGATGTAGTTTCTGGATCAGATAGATTAATTTGGCTATGTACAAGTTTCTCAATATTCAAGCTAAAATCAGATGAAGAAATTGCTGAAGATAGGCAAGAAAATGGAAATCGTAAACTTGTACCAATCGTGTCAAGGCATGGTGGAGGACTAGATGATGGCGATTATATTAGCATGAAGATGTTTGGCTCTATTGGTAAAATAGAAGAAGGCAAGACTAGAAACGAAATACATCAAAAGGCAAAAAATAAACAAGAAGGATTTGAGATCGATGGAGAAATTGACTCAGAAACAGATATATAGTATCTGTGTTAAATTGATAGACAATATTCCCAAAATATTGAATACATTTCAAATTGACTACATAGAATATCCAAATAGATTTTCATTTCCTTGTCCTGTGCATGGTGGTGATAATCCAGAGGGATGCAGTTTGTTTGTTGATGGCGATTCAGCTAAAGGTAATTGGAGATGCTGGACACATAATTGTCAAGAAGAATATACTAGTAATATTTTTGGATTTGTTAGAGGGGCTATGTCTCACACACGAAGAAAAAAAATCTCATTAAATGAAACTCTATCATTTTGTGAAAATATACTTGGCACAAAATTGAACCACTCTGATATAGAAATACCAACCAAAAATTTAGACATACTAGAAGTCTTTACAAAAAAACCACAAGATATAGGTAGTGAATTATCTAGATCACAAGTTAGATTAAAACTAGATATACCATGCAAATACTTTATCAATAGAGGATTTCTACCAGAAACGTTAAACACATTTGATGTTGGTATTTGTAAAGAAAAAAATAAACCTATGTCTGGCAGATCTGTAGTACCAATATATGATCAATCATATAAATATGTTGGATGTGCTGGTAGAGCATTGAACAATGATTTGCAACCTAAGTGGTTATACAGTAAAGGCTTTAAAAAAGCTGTGTTATATGGTATGCATATAGCTAAATATGATATATTACAAACTGGTAACATAATTTTGGTAGAAGGTCAGGGTGATGTATGGAGGATGCACGAAGCTGGATATAAACAAACAGTAGGTATTTTTGGTTCCAGTATCAGTGATGATCAACTATTACTAATGGAAAATAGTGGAGCATGTAATGTAATTATATTAACGGACTCAGATGATGCTGGTGATATGGCCTATAAACAGATAGTCAAAAAATGCGGTCGTAGATTTAATTATTATCGACCACGAATTTCAGCCAAAGATGCTGGCGATATGAAAATATCAGATCTACAGAAAGAACTAGCACCCCAACTAAAAGGAGTAATTGATGCAAACTAGAATTTTAGCTTTTGCTGGTCATAAACAGGCTGGAAAAACCACATGTTCTAATTTTTTACATGGCTATCAACTTAGGGCTAATGGCGTGATTGATGGATTTGATATTACTACAGATGGAAAGCTAGTTATAAAAACGGCCATCATAGACGATGACGGCAAAGAGAAAGAAGGATTGGGATTATTAGAGACTAACAGATTAGATGCAGAGTTTGCAGAGTGGGCGGTATATAATATGTGGCCGTTCATTAAGAACTATTCATTTGCCACTCCGCTCAAAGATATTTGCATTGGTCTATTTGGTTTGCAACAAGAAAATATATATGGCAATAATTCCATGAAGAATGCGAATACATTCTATAGATGGGAAGATATGCCATCTGTTATTACAGATAAAGATTTACTTACCAATCCAGAAATAAAGAAATTAGTAGATAGTGGAATATTACATTACCATCAAAAAGGCAAGATGACACACAGAGAATTTTTACAATTCTTTGGCACAGATATATGTAGGAAAATATATGAAGATATTTGGTATAGTAGATTATTGAATGACATTAATCATGAACAACCATTAGTAGCAATTGTAGATGATTGTAGATTTATCAATGAAGTGA